GGGAGGCCCGGGTGTGCAGGGGAAGCACCCGGCGCGGTGCCGTGTGGCACTCCGGGTGGACCCCCCGGGCCTCCCTGTTGCATGGCTGCCTGCTGCTGCATCTGAATCATCATCATCATCTGCTGCAGCTCTTGGGTCGTACGCGGGTAGTGAACCTGCTCAGGCGTCAAGCCGAGGCCCGTCAGGATGATGAACGGCAGGCTCATCATCGTCTCGGGCGGGAGCGGCATACCCGTCATCTGCATCGTCTGGATGAACTGCATCACACGCTCCATCAGCGTGTCGCGGTTCATGATCAGCGAGATACCGCCGACCTTGATGCGGAAAGGCTTGTCGAGCACCTGCAGCCGCTGCAACGGGTCGTTGAACCACTGCGGGCCACCGTACTCCTGCAGCATCGCGGACAGCTTCGGGTCCGTAGTATCCGAGCCGAACTGGACGACGGCCTCGTACATGAGCTGCAACGCGGGCTCGAGGACGTTACGCTCAAGGTCACGAGTCATGTTGTGGACGTAACTTGTGCCCGCCGCCGTCTTGGTCTTCACCTCGGCAGCGGACGGACGCCCACGGCTCGTCGGCGTACCGTCAGCCCACTCGCTGATCTGCGTGCTCTTGCCGCCGATGTCCTGAAGCTGGTTGAACACCGGCCAGATCGCATTCGCGTTGGTGCCGAACTGCAGCTTCTGCAGCAGCGACGGGTCTTTCGCCTTGTAGATCTTGCCGGGCTCGATGCTGTCCGGCGCGTGCGGCTCGTCGGCTGCACTCGTGTTCCACACGAACGCCGACAACGTACTGTACTTCGCATCGTCGATGATCAGGTTCAGCAGGTTGGTGAGTGCCACCTGAATGTGGCTGTCGGCGTCGATCAGGCTCCGACCCCACACGCGACCCCGGTGCGGCAGCGGAGTGCACCACACGTACCGGCTCTTGCCAGTCCAGATCGGGTTCGGCGAGCAGCGCACGATGGTGCGCTCGTTGATGATCGTGACGTTCCAGTTCCGGGCGACCTCGCGACCCTCGCGGTCGCAGATCGTGCCCGTGAACTCCATGATGCCGTGCCGCCGACGCGGGCTGCGCTTCACCTGATCCAGCGAATCGCGGCGCTGCCGGTACTCGCGGATGCCACGCGCCCCCTGCGGCTCGCCGATGTCGTCGATGGAGTCGTAGATTCCCGCCCGCCAGCGGTCCTCGATGTCGCCCTCGTCGGCCTCGGACTCCTCGATGACATACTTCCCGTTCTGGAACGTCTCGCCCAGCGGGTCCGGGTACATGGCCCACTGCGTCTTCATCTTCCACAGGAAGCGCGAACGCTGCTCGGGCGTGGCCTCCACGAACGGCTGCGGAGGCGGTGGCGGCTGCACGCCCTGCATCTGCGCCATCATCGACATCTGCTGCCACTGCATCATCTGCTCAGGAGACGGCTCCTGAATGTGCGGGCGGCGGTCCACGAAGTCCTCGATGGTCAGCCCAGCGCAGCCGGAACCGAGCAGAAGCCCTTCCTCCAGCGCGCCCAGCATCGCGTCGATGAAGCCCGAGTCCTGAACGTGGTGATCCAGCAGTCTCTGGATGAAGCGCACCACCTCGTCGTCGTACGGCGTGCCGAGGTTAACCGTCTTGAAGAACTCGGGCGCGTCGAGCAGACCCGACTGGATCATCGACAGCGCGACCCGGACCTTCGTTCGGATCTCGGGCACGACGATCTGCGACTGCCACTCCTGCTTGTCGTCGTCCCAGGTGCGGAGGTTGTACAGATCCTCGTAGTAGATCCAGTACGGCTCCAGAACCTTACGCGCGGAGGCGGACTCCTCGCGGCAGTTCAGCACCCACGAGATGATGTCCTTCTCGGTCAGTCCCGCCGCGCGCTCCTGATCTACGATGCCCAGTTCCTGCCAGTTCCCCATCTGGACGAAGTCCGCCCACTTCGGGGCGGGATAGGGACTAAGGAGGGATGCTTGCGGCGTACTAAGCCCGCCGAAGCCAGAGGGCATCAGCAACTAGCGCCTCCAGAACGGAGGCTGTGCAGGCACTCCCGCCATGGGATTGTAGAAAGACGGCGGCTGCGACACCATCGGCGGATATGAAACCGGTGGTGCCGCGACCGTCGCGGGGGGAGGAGGAGGCATCTGCTGCGTGACAGGGGTCACGCTTCGCGCCATGTAGTCGCGAACCTCCGCGAGCGCAACTTCGACAGACCTAAGTCGCGCATCGAACACCTGATTCGGGTCGGGAAGCCTAGGAGCAGGCGGCTCCGCAGCCTCTCGCAGCTTCTGATTCGCCACAAACTGCTCGCGGGCGAGCCTTAACTTCGCAGTCTCCTCGTCCTCGGGCGGCTCGGGCGGCGGAACCTGCGCCTGCAACGCGCGGATCACGTTTTCCATCTGCCGCATCTTCCCGGCCATCTGGTCGAGAACCTGCCGCACCGCCGCTTCCTGAAACTGATTCAGCGTGCCCAGCGCTTGCTGGATCTGCTCGAGGCTTAGCTGTAGCTGCCCCTGATCCTGCTCACCCACTCCGGGTGCTTCCCGCTGTAGCTCCTGCCTAGACTCGTCCTTCTGAGCGGGTTTGGCCTTCTTTGGACGCCCACGGGTGGCCCGTTTGAGTACGACGCCGCGATCCCCATCGTCGGCGGACGGTCCATGTCCTCGTACTTCTGGAACGTCAGATTGTGCTTCTCCACCCACAGCGCCAGGTACATGTCGCAGTCGATGAAGTCCTTGCACTCCTGCTCGTACTGTTTCTTCGGCGACAGAACTGGGTCCCATGTGAACCTTTCATAGGCCCACAGCGGGCCCTTCTTCATGGTGCGAAGGCGGCGGCAGAAGCGCAGACGCGGTACCTGCTCGCCACCCTTCGACGGGTCGAAGACCGGCTTGAGCCAGTCGTGGAGGATCTGCACTCGCGCGTTGTCTACGCTCGGTGCGACAGCCGGAACGTACGTGATGCCGTGCGCGCGGAACTGGTCGAACCAGTCCTTGATGCCGTCGGCCCCGACCTGCTTGTGGTGCCCGCCGCGCGGGTCCATGAGGGCAAGGTCCGGGTGCCTGCCGATCTTCTGCCGGTGCGCGAATACCTGCTGCGCCATGCGCCGGAAGCCGCCATCGGATGGGATGCGCTCGGCGTAGATGTTGTACCAGCGGTCCTGCGGGTCGCAGACGTACCACTTGATGTGCAGCCCGCGCTTCGGGCTCGGATCGACGACTTCCACCAGCGGCCACGAGGTGGGCGCGTCGAAGTCGTCCACGACGTTGTCCCGGTCGTTCACGTAGCCGAACGTGAGCGTCGCCGAGTCCACGAAGATGCCGTGCTGACGGGCGGCGCGGATCGCCGGATCGGAGATGGACTCCAGATACGCCTGAATCTCCGCGTGGGGCAGGTAGCCGCCGTGGTGCTCCCTGCAATTTAGCTCCATTTCGATGGCCTGCGGCACGTAGACGCGCCCGTGCAGCGGCTGCACCTTCACGATCTCGTCGTGCGCCACGTCTCCACCGGAGCACTCCTCGCAGTCGAGGTTCTGTTCCGCGAAGATCAGCTCGTCGCGCATCCACGACGAGCCGGGGAGTGGCGTGCCGGTGATGATGCACCAGCCCTCGGTCGCCATCTGTCCTCGCCGGGTGGCGGAGAAAACGTCCTGCGGCGGCGGTTCGTCGAACCAGACACCGTCGAAGTTGCCGCCCTCGAACTTCCGCCAGTGCTGGTCATAGCTGCGGAAGGCGAGTACCGCGCCGGTCACGAACTCTACGGTGGAGATGTACTTACCGTTCTTCGTGATCCGCTTGATCATGTCCTCCGAGACGTACTCCTGGAGCTTTGGCCAGATCGTCTCGGTGGTGATCTTCTCGTAGGACTCCCCCGCGCACATGAACTTCTTGCCCGCGAGCGTGCCCTGCGGCCATCGCGGCGGGGGATTGCCGCCCATGGCTACGGGAAGGTGCCCCAGACACGCGGAGAGCGTGAAAATAGCCCCTGCGGTGGTTTTCCCGGTCTGGTTCGGGAGGGTCAGGACGCGGATCGGGCGGTCCGTCTCAAACCACTCGCGCTGGTAGTCCAGCGGCTTGAAGCGGGCGAACTTCGTTGCGCGCTTTGCCTTGTTCGCCCTGCGTACGGCGATGGCTAGCTGCGTAAGATCGGGCTGGTCCTGCACCAGCCTCGCCCATTTCTACCTATTTCGCGGCTCGCGCAACT